ACTGCTCCTGTATAAGTTGTTATACTTCCACTTGTAGTATATCTTGGTTCTAATTTAGCGTGTGTAACTCCATCATCTAAAAGAGATATTGTTACTGCTCCTGTTGCTGAATCTCTTGCTATTGGTGCTGTTGCTGTAATACTTCCTACATCTCCTGCATCATCTGTATAAAGTTCCGTAAAGTTGTCGTTTACCTTGTCAAAGGCATCTCTTATAGGATCCCCGGTTCCGTCGTTTGCTGTAGTTCCAATATTAATAACCTGTTTAGCCATTTTTTAAATTTTATATTTGTGTTGCATCTGCTTTATATAATGTTGTATCGGCTAAAAACGGAGTACCGGAAATTTGCGTTAAATCTGCGGTTAACTCAAAAGTACCCCAACAACTTGGTGCCGAGATATCGGGTATACTATTAGTCGAATAAGCCGTATCGGAACCAAATCCCGAGTCTGTTATCATTTGACAATATATTGATCCCCAATTTATACTATTAGCCATACTATTATAATTACTTTTTTACGTTTTTGTTATATATCTTTTTTAAATAGTTTTTTAACTTAACTATATTTTGTTCTTTCGGTTTGTATTTTCTAATTTTTTTAATCATATAACCCAACCTGTATAATCCGCGCTTTTATCCGGGAAAACGTCGTCGTTATTATTACTATAATACTCCGGATATAAACTAGCGGCGTTAAAAGAGAAGTGGTCTATCATTCTATCGGTATAGTATTGAGCCGTTTTTCTTTCTTTTTCTACTAAAAAATCTACCTCTTCTTTTGAAACGCTATCGGAGTTTTCGCTAGTACCTTTAGAGATACCTTGATTTGAGACTCTATAAGCCGCCCAAGGTAAGTACTCAACCATAGCCCAATGTACTAAACAAGGCTTAATATGCGTCTCAACAAGGGTAGCGTAATTACCCGCTAAATTACCCGCTTTAATATCGGTAGAAATCTTATTATAAAGATCCGTTCCTATATAGTTTTGTATATGTATATTTTGCGCAATCTTAACGTATTGTATAAAACGATCCGTATCAAGTCCCCCGGATACCGAAGTATACTTAACTATATCTTTTCTAGTTACAAATAATGCCTCTGCCATAACTATCTCGGTGTTGTAAAGTTTTTAGGTTTTATAAACCCTCTATTTTTCATATCTCTAGGACGTTTCGCAACTTTAGTATTGTTAGTCTCGGGTTTGAAACCTTCTTTTTTTGCTTTGTTAACGCTTATTTCGTCTTTTGGAACGTTTGCTTTTTCTCCTATTTTTTTACTCATATATGTCTTACGCATCCAAAAATGTTGACACGATCCACCGCCTTTATAGAGCCAGATGTCGTATGTAGCGGCTCCGTCTGGTCCCCAGCCGGCGTTAACGGGTTGTTTGCTCATTTGCATTATATCTTCTTTACGATATAATTTTCTAGCGGCTACCATTTTTCTACAAAACTCTCGACTATTAGCCGAAACCGTTAAAGGAGCGTATTGATATCTTACTCTAAATTGTACTCCTTCTTTATTTGTTTCGTCTTGCTTACTTTTAGAATTTGGAGTTGCTTGTCCTACTCTTGCTAAACCTACCATTTTATCTAAAGCCTCTTCTTGATCGTAATCGACTTTACGTTCGTCTACTAAATCCCAATTTTCTAAATCTTCGTCTTCGCCAAACTCGTTGAGTAAATCAAAGATTTTTTCGTCCGTTTCGGCGCTTAAATTACTTTGTTTATGTTCTTCGCAAGGCATAAACCAAATCTTGCCCTCGTACTCGTGTTCGTGATAACCTTCGCAGCCTATATTTTTAGCTCCTTCGATAGCCATTTCTTTAGTTGAATAAGCTAAACGATCGTCTATAATAGCGAAGTCTTTATCTACTACTTGACTTTTTAAGCTTAAATCTCTTTTAACGCCCGTTTCTTCCTCTCTAGCTTCGTCCGTTACTAGATTGTCCGATTCAATAAAAGAAAGCGGTTGTAACGTCTTAAAATAGAGTTTAAGGCTTATATCGTTAACGGCTAGTATATCGTCTATACAATCGACTAAAAGATCTTGATAAGGCTTTATAGTTATATTGTCAAAAAGTAAAGCGGCGGTTTTTATTTCGTCCGCGTTTGATCCTAGTCCGTTACTATCGTTTCTTATTCCTAAAAGTAAAGGACTTGTAACTCTATGCGCTACAATTAACTTATTACTACATTCGTTAGATAAGTATTCGTAATGAGCCGGAGCGTCGTTTAAGGGTATATCGTCTACCGTTGTTTTGCTTTCGGCGTTATTATTAAAAGCTATTATTACTTTCTCTCCTCTTGCGCCGGTAAGCTTTCGCATTACGTCGTTTTTAATTTGGAGTTGTTGATTAACGTCCGGTGAACCGTTATTAAAATTTACGATTTTGGTGCCCGAAAAATTATTTTGAACGTCGTTAATAAGGTAATCCGATATCTCGCTTTCTAGTTCCGCGTAAGCTAGTCCGCCTTGGTAATCGACGGGACATATATAATCGTAGCCGGAAACGTATCTTTTACATATTTTAATTTCCGGTTCTTTACCGTTACCAAATCCAAAAGAAGCGATTCGTTGAGGTTTATCGTTTGGCTTTACTTTAGTCCAATCGGCAGCGTAATAATAAGCTTCTATCTTTCCGTCTTCGTTACATTTTTCCGGTCTTAAGGTTTGTCTAGGAAAATGCTCCGCCTTTATTACTTTAGTATCTTGATAAAGAACTTGAAAAGATCCCTCTCCTAGTAATTTAAGATCTAAGCAAACTTTTCTTAAACAATGATCCGATACTATAGATCGCATAGCGGCGTATTCGTTAGGCTTTTGACTATTATTAAGAGCGTCAATTCCTTTGCCATATATCATATTTGCTATACCGTTAATAATTGCGTTATTAGTTGTAGAATTGGTATATAAATCTATAAGATATTGGTAGTAATTATTATCGTCTCCGTAATTTACCCATTCTCTTTGCTTGTCTTCGGATATTTGAGGTCTATTATAAGAGGCTAAATTAACTATATGTAGGTTCTCCATTATATTGTAATAAATTCGTTTGTAGTATCGTTAGAAGTATACTCTCCGCTATTGATTGTATATTGAGGTAAATCGGTTTGATTAGTACAGTATATTTTGTCCTTAAAGATAACGTTTGTACCGGATAAAACGGTAAGCATATAATAAATACCTTGTTTTAAGGTTGTAAAAGAAGCGCTATATCTATTATAGTATAGGTTTTGAGTTACTCCGGTTGTCGCTTGACTATATACGCTTTTATTTTGAGTTTCGTCTACTATATTAAAAGTATAAGAAGCTCCGGCGGTATATTCTCTAGGTATAAAGTTTATATTTTGAGCGTTGTTAGTTTCTTGCAATACTATCATATATATATAATAAAAAAACTTGTTTTTTGTTAAATTAAATATTAAAATAAATTGTTTATTATTTGTTTATATCTAAAAAGGTTGTATATTTACAAAGTAAAAAAATAACAAAAACAAATAAAATGGAAAATTCAAAACAACAATTAATAGAAAGGTTACAAAAAGAACAAAACGAAAAGGCTTTAAAAATTGCTAATCGTAAATATATAGGCGAAGACAATAAAGGACGTAAAGTTTTTTTAGAAAGAAGCGAATACAACTTAGAAAAATTAGTATTAAAAGTTGAAAACGCTCCTAGCGGTTGGTATATTGATGATTTAGAAGGTACGGAATACGGAGACTCTAAAATAATAGCTCCAAATAATACTATTACCGTTTGTTACGACGGAGGTCAAAAATGGTATGGTACTATAAAGTTCTACGATCCAAATAGATTTTACGCCGCTTTAGTAGTATAAAAAAAAGGGGGCTAAAAACCCCCTAATTTTACCAAATAAAAACCCTATTAAGAATTTGTTCCTAAAGTAATAGTTACTGTACCATCTAAACCAGCGTAATCTACTACACTAAATGGGAAGTCAACATCTTTTGTATCCGAATCCATAAAGTTAGCAGGTGCAAGCTCAGATGCCGCCATCGTTAAAGTATATCCCGAGAGGTCTGCCATAGCTGCCCCAGTCGAAACAGTACCCCCGGTCACTTCCGCACCGTGCTCTAATCCCATCATAAAGACATTACCGTTATAGTCTTCCACCGCTACGTGAGGTCTACCATAAGCCAGTAATTTCAGCTCTTTATTATCTTCCTTCGTTAATTTTTTTAAAGTTAAAGTTAAGGTTTGTTCAACGAAAGTCGTTCCGTTTTCACGAGAAGAGGTAATAGCTTGTTCAAAGCTGCTATTTCCTTTTAATTCGTACTTAAACGCAGTTAAACTTCCAGAACTACCAGTCATATTTGTAATTTCATCATTGGCTAAGGTTACCGTACCCAAATCACCAAAATCAACAAAATAAACATTTTTTAATCCCCCTACAACATCTTTGCAAGGTTCTTTTCTACCAAGTGTTAAATCACACGCCATCTGTATATTTTTTTATAAAAAAAAAGGTGAGTAGGCACTTATTGGCTTACCCACCCTTTTAATTGATTAATTATCTATTACGAATATAGTACGATGTCGCTTCCAATCCCGTACTGAACTCCAGCCGTAAATCTCATTACGATTCTTACATTCTGGCTTCCATCAATATCCGCCATATCGATCACTTTTACTTCGTTATGATCCGATAGTAAACCGGTACCAAAGTAAAGGTTAGTTTTCTCTGCGGCAACCATCGTGTTATCCGCTAAACCATTCGCTACTGCGAGTTTTACGCCATCAAACGAAAGTGTCCCTCCGGTATACCATTGAGTACCGTCCGAGTTAATACCTGCTGCTCCAACGTTAGTGGCAAAACCACCAAGCGCTCTTACATATGCTCTTGCTACGTTCTGCGATACATATATAAATAGGTCATCGCTCGCTTGTATAGAGTGAGCTACCAATCGCATCTACTACGAGTCCTAATTTTGCTATTACATTTGAAGAATCTACCGCAGCTCCTCCGCCTACGTCCGTAACGTCCGCGTCTGCTAATAAAAGCTCTTTAAAACCTCCAAACTGTCCAGCCGTTGCAGCTGCTCCGTTCCAAATAGACTGCTCCGTTCTTTGAGCTACCTTTTCCGATACGTGACCGATCAAGAAATCTGCGAAAGAACTAGGTAAACTATCAAACGCCGAATATCCCATAGAGATAGCGTCCCAATCGTTTTGAAAATCCTTTTTACAAAGTTGTAAGTTTACTTGTTGATTTGACGGTGTAATTATACGCTCTGTTAATGTTAAAGTCGATGTTGGATCGAAGTCG